CAAGCTCCGCGCCCTCGCAGATGCCCTTGAAGCCGACGAGGCTTACGCGCCTGGACTGTACGCCTATCGACCCGCAGAGGGCTACACCGTGGCTTACGGCGTGGACGAAGCGCGCAAGATTGCATCACCGTCGTTCGAGGACGACCCCGAAGTCGATTCACACGAATGGGGTGTGCTGGTTCCGGTCGAGGTCGCTCGCGTCACGGTGGAATGGGTCGAGCACGGTCAGACCACGATGCGCTCGAGGTCGCTGCTTGATGCGTCGCAGTACACGGGTCCGTGGGTCACCGGGCCATGAAAGCCCGCGCAGAAGTCCGTGTGAACGTGTACGAAGTAATTTCACGCGCCGTTGAAGAAGGAGTTCGCAGCGGTCTGTATCGAGCGCGCAAGCATGTGGATACTCCCAACGAAGCGCAAACCGCTGACGCCGTGTATCAAGCGGTGATGCAGGCGTTATGCGAAGTCCTGCGCTTCGATGACTAGTTGCGCGTGCGGCTCTCGTCGTTAGTGTGCCACGGGGGTCGTATGCGCTTCTTGAACCAAACTTTGTACCATGCGCACCAATGGTCCGCGTTGATGGACCGCGTCAACCAGCTGTCCGGCCTTATCGGGGATGCGCGGCTGACGGACGACGAAGTGTATGACTTGGTGGTTTCGATACTTGAGGACGAATCACGTCGGATTGCGAAGGGGGATGCATGACTACGGTGTTGCAGCGCTGGATGGAAACCGAGGAAGGCGAAATCGCTCTGGATGTCACTGTGGAGTATGTGTACCGACTCGGCCGGTTCCGCGACGAAGACGACGATGTGCTCGAGGTTCGCAGCGCGGTACTGACAGACGGCACGCTGACGACGCTCACCGATGATGAATTTCACGCACTGGTCGAGGCTGTAGCGCCGGTAAGCCACGGGCCAGACCCTGCGGAATACTACGTGGACGACGACGCCTGGCGCGTTGGGCAGGACGCCTTTGAGCGGTGCTACTAGGGATGCCTCCGTATACGTGTCCGTTGATAGACCACCTGCAAGCACAGTTCGCGGACCAGCATGTGGTCATGCCACCGATGGCTTGGGGCGGTATTATCCTTGATGACTTGGCATCCATGCTCGAGGCTGTGCGCATGGCCAATGCGGAACTGCGCATCGAGGCAGAGCGTGCGTCGGACTTAGAGGCTGAGGTCGTTCGGTTGCAGGATGAGATAGACGAACTGCGCGACGAGGCGCGGAGGCTGCGTAGGTCTATCTGAACAGACTTGTCGGCTCGCTCCACTGTGAGGCCATCGCCGCCGCGATACCGGTATAGGTCTTACTGCGGATTTTCCAACGGTCGTCCGAAGGCGGCAACTTGTTCTGCCCGCTGGCTGTTTGGTTTTCCCAGCGTCCGCTTGCGGGTTTCCCAAGCACGCGCGTTGGCATCAGGGCCGGAAGGTTCTTTAGCCATAGGCAGGTAGACTTCGATTCGGGATGACCAAATTGCCACGGCTGGATGACTTGGTCTGGCTTGCGGATGCGGGTCGAGATGCAGCCGATGGGGTTCTCGATAGCGATGCGCGGGATGGGTGCGTCCATGAGAAATCGAACGAACTCAAGGGCTTCTTCGGTCTGCGCTGCTCGTTCGGGCCGGCGCTTGTTCCAGTGCAGACCGGACGAGCACAAGTACGTGCAAGGCGGGAACGCAATCATCAAGTCCCATGAATCGTGGATGATGTCGCGAACGTCACCCTGGTAATGCGGGCCGGGAGAATCGGTATCGAGCAAGTCGCACGACATGGCTTCGTGTCCGCGCTGTAGGAACGCATCGCGAACGGCTCCGCTGTATTCGCACGCTACGAGTACGCGCATGGTGACCCCTCATCGTTAGCAAGTAAGTTTAGCTCGGAGGATCAACTGCCACCGCATTGGTTACAGTCCCAACCGGTAAATACGGAGCCTTGTGGTCCTGCGGACCCGCACCATCCGCAAAGCCCCCATCCTTCGGGAGCGATGGAGGCAAGTTTTGGCCGTCGCCAAGAAGAAAACTTCTGTGCAGTGATTTCGCCCGTAGTGGACACACACTCAGCATAAAGTGCGTGCCACTCCATAACGACATTGGCGTCGAAACTGGAGGGCACTTCCCGCACGGACTCCCACTGGGTGACATGGAAGTTTGCCTGAGTATTATTCTGCCTTTGCCACTCGAAGGCTGGTCCATAGGCCTTGGTCTGCTGTGCAGGAGTGTGGTTGTTTTTTTCGAGGCTAAGGCGGAATGCGTCCGCTTCGACTTCTTCGGGGGTGGCCCCATGAAACTCAATGATTTTTTGGATATCGGTCGTCATCTTTGCTCCCTATTTCTTTATAGAGTTTGTGTATTAGAAAGCACGCTTTAGCCGAGTAACAGCCACAATATGACCCCGCTCATTTCGGATGGCTCCGTCTTGTGGACCAGTTCCTGGCTGAAGCACATCTTTGCGGACTCGCCCTTCCCGCAGAAGGGACTCGCCAACGAGGGCGCTAACGATGTAGAAGGTTCCTTCAACCGGTTCGGGGAGGTCAGTCACCTTTCCTTTTACCTCTGCTTCTTGCAGCAGACATGGGAATCCAGCCTCCTCGTGGAGTTCGCCGGGGGTGGAAGCGACCCTGGCGATAATCCCCGAGGCAGGGATCGTGGTGTCCTCCCCAGCGGCGGAGCGGAGGACGATGTCGTGGGGAGTGCAGTTGACGAAGTTCATTTGTTTCTCCTGTGTTATCGGGGTGGGGTCTGATTAGAGTGTGGGAAATATTTCCGTGGCTATTTAGGCGATTTCAGATCCCGCTGCTCTGCTACTGTGTAGTGCTCTGAACCTGTAAGCGTTGATTACAAGTTGAGGTGATGCACAAATTTTCTTTATGCGCGTAGCTTGTACAACCTCGTCGCGGGTGCGCGTAATCGGGTCTATACGGGCTGCGTTGTCCATAGGGCTAGTCAGACACGTTCTGAAACACGCGGAAGGCTACAAGGGCTAATGCGCGTGTCAGATAGGCAGCGACAAGCCAGCGCGTACACAGAAAGCCCCGTGGAGCAAAGGGGGTAGGGTGCGATTACCTACAGGAAAACATTTCCGTAGGAATTTTGCCGATTTCAGATTTGGGAAACGTCGGTCTGCGGCTGCGCGTAATGGTGATGAATTTACAGCACATCATCGAACGACTTATCGGGTAGATGCTGGCGTAATGTGTGGAAATCGGCTGTGGAATGTTTGGGTAAAACTGCTGGCCGCTTGATAAGACATTACGCGCCAAGGTGGGCGTAATCGGGGATGAGTTCAAGCCAAGGGTCTACGCCTTGATTCTCCATCCATGCGGCGCGAACGGCTACCCATACGGCGACAGATGGACGCTTGGCTTCAAGCACATGCCACAGAGCAGCGCCGACACGTTCGTCGCAGCCAGCGTGCGATGCGTAGAACGACCGGAGCGACGGATGCAAGCGCGTCCACCGGAGCGACCACACCCGAAGTGTGGAAATTTCGTCGGCGCTGACCGAGTCGGAACCTTGCAGGGCCGCCTGGAGAGCCAGAATTCGCTGGGCGCACGTAGGCCAGCTCCGCAAATCCTCGAGCGGTTGCAGTTCAAGTACGGTCATCAGGGCGCGGGTGGACATAGCGGTGAAACCTCGCCGCGACGGTGCGCGGTTGTTCGGGCTAAGCGAGCCTGGTGGTTTGGGGTTGGGTTCGTGAATCGTGCCTGGTGGTATACCTGGTGCGCATCGGGTTGGCGTGTTCGCGTGTTGACCTCGAGCACCTCGAGCGCGGCGATGACGACCTGGAGCACCGGAACCGGGGAAAAATTTGGGGGCCTCGCGCGTGTGTGGACTGTCACGGCACCACCGTGGGCGGCGGAAAAATGTCTGTGTATATACGTTGAGAGATTTTGAATTTCGCAGTCAAATCGTCGCCAACGTGTGACCCGATTTTGAAACCGTTTGCCGGTGCGCCGGGACCACCCCCTCCACCCGTGTCAACGGGCAGGGTCGATGGTGGCCAGTACGGCGACCATAGGCTTGCGTGCGGCATTTCGTCGCGTGCGGCTGCGTAGCAGTGCGCGTGTCGGTAGCGGGCTGGCGGGCCGGTAGCCGGTCGATGCGTTGCCGTAGCCGGAGACGGATAGCCGTATGCAAGCGCGTTGTGCGCTAGTCGGCGCGGCGGGTCGGTAGCGCGCGTGTGTCGGTAGTCGGGAGGTATGCGCGTGCGTGTCCGCGTGTGGCGGCAGGGTGATGCGCGTGCGCTAGACGGGCTGCATGGGGCGCGTGCGCGTCGAACGGGTGACACGCTAGGGCAGGGCGCGGCGCGTGCGCTAGGGGGATTCGTGCGCGTGCGTGCGCGTGCGAGCGGTTGCCGGTCGTTCGGTGCGCGTGCGCTCGGCAGGGATAGGGTAGGGCGTGCGCGTGCGGACGCGCTACGGTGTGGCGTGCGACCGTGCGGCGTTGCCGTGGGTGTGTTCGGTGGGCGTGCGCGTTCGGCTGGTGGACCCGCGCGGGCGTTCGGGTTGTGGCGTGTTGGCATGGCTCCCCCTTGCAAGGGGTTAGTGTCGGCGCGGTGGATGCGCGCAATGGGGCCGCAAAAAATAAAAGGCGCGGGTTAGCGCGCCTTTTCGTTAGTTTGTTCGGTTATCTTCGGTGTATTTCGATGCATGTAAATGCGTAGGACGCGGCTGCGCGACCGTGCGCGGTCAAATCGCCTCGCAGTCTGTATTGCGTCTGCGGGCTGATATATACTAGTTTTGACGCGGCATGTACGGCGGATTCGGGTGTGCCTGTATGCGTTAGCGTGCGCGTTCCGGCGTCGATGTAGTATGTATGCATGTTTCCCCCTTATTCGCGGTTTGACGCGAACCACGCTAGTGCTTCGCCGATTGTGTCAAAAGGTCCAGCGATTCGCCGGATATCGCGTGTTTCGTCTTCGTCGTCTTGGCTGGTGGTATGCAACACTTCGTAGGTCTTATCGTCGGTTTCAAAGACGGTATGGTGTTGCGAGCGGATATCGCCGGATAGCAACCATGCGCGGTTACAGTAATCGGAGCTAGGTCCGACCATTTCGAGGTTTGCGGCTGGGTTGGGTTGCATGGTTCCCCCTTAGGAAATGTAGGTTCCGACGATATAAGATTCACCGTCAGGCGAAATACGGATAACAACGCCGGAAAAAAACGAGTCGGATGCGTAGCCCTGCCAGCCGTTAGCGTTGGCATCGTGGGAAAACATGAAATCGCTGACATGATACCAGTGTCCGAGATAGCAGAAGAACCCGTCGTCGGATTCTCCGTCTTCCAAGTGTTCGAATTGGTCGGCCAGCACCTTTGCCGGAACCTCGTAGCGGTATCGGAATTGGTGCTCTGCTAGGTTCGTTCGTACAGATGCGTTTCCGAATTTGCGGGATGGTTTGCGCATGGTATCTCCCGGTTGCGGTTGGTTGGTTCCGCACTACGCCGTCCAAGCGGGTTGGGCGGCGTCGAGCGAAATCAGGCGGCCAACACGTGGTAGTAGTTGCCGCCGACGCAAACGACGTACCCGTCACCGTTCAACAGGGCGTCACGGAACCACGCTTCAGCGTCGAAGTAGTACCGGAGGTGTTTCGGGATTTCGTTCAGCACACCGAGGTCATCGGCCATCTGCCACGCGAGATCGCTTTCGCTGCTACCCGTCGAGTACGAAACGTCTTCCGCAGCGGAGATAAGCGCGTCGGCGTCCATGTAGTAGTGCGCCCCGTGCGCCGCTTGGCAGAGTTGCATTTGCAGACCGAGAGAATCCCATTCGGCGGCGATTTTGCAGAGGTCGGAGAGGTCGAAGCCCTTAACGTTGAGGTCATCGAATCCTTCAGTGTCTTGAATATCCAATTCCTCGCCAACAAATTCCGCGTGGCCGGCTTCCGTCGCAAGACGGGTGATTTCGGCGAGGATTTCGCCGGCGTCGGTTTCGGTTTCAAGGTCAAACCAGCGACCTGTCAGAAACCCGTTATTGTAAAGGCCGTAAGTGCTGATGTATGCAGAGGGCATGATGGTGTCTCCGGTTGGTTGGTTGGCGTGCCCGTCGCTGCGGGTCACGTTCTCTTTGTACCCGGTAGTGGGTATGGTGGCAAGGGGAAAGGGTGAACTATTTTGCAATGCGCTCTTTAAGGGCGCTGTAAGCGGAAAGGGCGAACGAGTAGTCCGAGGACGATTGACCCTCAACGCGGTCAACGAGCCGCGCGATTGACTTATGAATCGTTGTCTTTTCGTCTGATGTTTCTGCAGCGATATAGTCGCGCTCCAACTTTTGGATTTGCTCGATAGTCTCAAACGAGCGTAGCAAATCCGCAAATGCGCTGAGTCTAGACGAGAATGCGCTAAGAATTTCGATGTATTCTCCGAGCGCGACTCCGCTTCCGACGATTTCATTTTCGCGCTGGCAAGCAACCTTGCCGGCTATCTCAAGGGCGGCGCATAAGGGTTCCGCGTTGATCCCGTCCCAATCGCAGCCAATAACGTGTTCGCCCCACGCGCTGTTTCCGTCGTCTTGCGAGGGGATAAGGGCGCGCATTTTTTCGTCGGTTCCGCTCATGGTGGCGAGGGTTTCTAGTAGTGTCATCGGTGCCTCCGTTCGTTGGTTACACTCTCTATGTACCCTATACTGGGTACAGCGGCAAGGGTAAAGATATAGGAATTCGCAATTTGGCAAGTGTTGGCCTGCCAGGCTGAATATTTGCTGGCAGGCGGTGCTATCAGCCTAGCTGGTAGCCCGAATTACCATCCGGTGAAATTGCTCGGATGGGGGATTCCCTTGGGCCAAAGGGATTCCACAAGGGCCCTATAGGCTCTGCTCCCCCGCTTGTACGGGGGGTTGTGCAGAGAAAACTCTCCCCGCCCACCGTAGACGACGGTAATGTCCATACCTTGGTGGGCTACCGTGTAGCCCCACTCCCCGGCATTTTGCAGGGACGAACGCTCCTGCCAGTGCGTTCCGTCCGTGCCGCCTGCAGCGGCTACTTGACCGGCGAGCCACGATACCCGGAGGGGCACTGCGACCCACACTCGGTCGCCTTCGACATGGAGGGCGCGCCCCCCCCATGTCGAGTACTCGCCGTTCCGCGCCCAGATTTCGAATAGATTGTTATCGGCAACTCCACGGTAGCCGTGGAGTTGGCATTGGTAGCCGAATCTCGTCCCTCCGCAGACACATTCGTTTGCGGGCTGCTCGGCCCGCTCGGCGGGCTCCCAGCGGATGGGGCCTACCCAGCGGGTGCCGCTTGGCGGCGCGGGTTTCGTTTTCATAGTTGCCCCTCCTGCCAAAAGTATGTTTTGTCTGAGGTCCGCCCGCAATAAGATGCCTCTACTCGCCGGCCTCGCCCGCACTTGGTGCAGGTGTCGAGGTAGACGATGCTACCTCGCCCGGAATCCATGACACCGGGGTTTTCTTTGCATCCTCCGACCGGCTCCCATTTGTGTCTGCATGCCATTTCTTCCTCCGTTCGTTGGTGACACTCTCTATGTACCCGATGCGGGGTACATAGGCAAGGAAAGAGATGAAAGAATTTCGCAATTGGCCGTTAGCGTTGGTGCTAGGCCGGAAATGCTATGCCGCTTGGCTTAGCGGGTCGAATCCGCCAGCGGCAACGATGGCCGCGCGGTTAGCGGCGTCGGTTCCTGCGCGTTCGCACCAATATTCGACGCCGCGAATGGTGCATTCGCCGTTCACAATTGGCCCGCTAACCTCGCCACGATAGTAACGGTCTCCGTCTTCGTTCCATGATTCTAGGTAGCGAATGTGCATCCTAGAACCTACTCCGTACTGCTTGGCAAGGTACAGAGAGCGGGCGCGCTGCATAGCGCTGTCCGCGCTTTCGTCGGGATTGACGCGGACGCGGACGGTTTGGTCGTAGACGGTGATTTGAGCGTAGCGGTGCATGGTGTCTCCGTTCGAAGGGGTGAGGGCTACGCTGCGTAGCCGATGACAGTGCCGGGGTGGTTCGTTTCGCTGCCGATGACTAGTCGTCCGTCCGGGGTTTCGTGTAGGAATACACGTTCTCCAAAGCACGCTTTGAACATCTCGAGGGCTTCGTCCAAGGTATATAGGTCGCCGTTGGGGTCGTAGGTGTCGGTGAGCCGATAGCGGGTCATGGTGCCTCCCTAGTGGGTTGCGATTGACTAGGCCGGAAGCGCGATAGCCGTTGCCTTGTGACGAGAACCGCCAAGACGGCAGCCGCAACCGTCGCACGCGCTATAGGAAAATTCGTCGGTTTCGTCTTCGATGACGAGATATGCGCTTGGCCACATCGCGGCGATGTCTTCCGCCAGCCCTTCGCGGTCTTCCGGTTCGTCGCCGTTCGCAACCAGCAACACGCAGTCATCGCATACCCACAAGTCTTCACAGATGATTTCCATGGTTTCTCCCGCTGGTTGCTAGTGAATGCCAGTGACGAGCGAGCAAGCGTAGACGAACGCTTGGTAGCCTACGATGCCGAGAACGATCATGGTGGCCATGCCTTGGTTTACTTCGCGTCGGATTTGCTCGTCGGTCATCGTGTCGCCCTCCGTTGCTTCCACTATGCCCTACTCATCGTACCCCGTCAACGGGTACAGCAGGAAAATCTGCACACCGGCTAAAAATAGTTTGGTGGTACTTGCCAGGTGTTGGTTGTAGGCTGATTTTCGAGGCTAGTGGGATTTGTGGTTTCTTGGTTGTGGGTCGATGGGAAATGGTGGGCTTAAAGAGGCGTAGCAAGACGGTTTCTTTGGGTTGAGTTTTTTTGGGTTTTCGTCGCTTGGGATGGGGCTTTGTAGGCAGGGTTTCGGGGATTTGGGTGGGATTTGGTGGGATATGGTTGGAGGGAAAGGGGTTGGTGAGGTGGTGGATATTGACGTTCAAGGCCGAATATCACCGAATCCATGTCACCTGACATATTCGATAAAGGCGGTTCGTCCGTTGAGGCTATCCGGTGATTCGTCGGTTCCTAAGATTGAAGCGTCATAATGCGTTGACGCGATTCTGCTGGCCGACCTCTCACCTATATATAGTGGAGTCGAACCGATAGCGTGCAACGCGACTATCTCAGGTTGAACCTACGTTTGACGCATCACGCTCGAGGCTAGTCGGTAGCCCGTCGCCTCCGAGTCGGCGTCAGCGCGCGGACGCTCGTTGACAGATTCAGCCGATAGTCGAGGTTTCACCGTTGACGTTGACCAGGTATTTCCGGTGATAGTGGAGTATCCCCGCCGATATACCGGGGGTAGGGTTGAAAACTCCCTCGAGGGGGGAGGGGTGTTTTCTAGGTATCCAACATCGAATTTTCTACCCGTGGAATCGCCTTAAACCCCATCCTCACCCAGACAATCAGCCACACTCACCTCACCACCGTCTAGTCCAGGCTTCCTATCCAACATCGAATTTTCCCCTCACCAAATCACCCCTAAAGCCCTCCTTGGCCTACTCGAGCGATCCTCTCGTCTAGAGTCACCCTCCCCATAATTCTCACAGAATCATCCCCTAGACCCTCGTAGGCTTCACTCCCTCACGCCCCAGGTCATCGGTATTCCTCCATCGCATCAGCCCACCCACCCCCGGCCCTGTTCAGACTTGACTTCGCTAGGCCGCGTAAAACACCAACCCGCATTTTTATTTTCACCTCCAAATTCACCCCTACAACACGCGGCCACTACACCTCGACAGGAGGACACACCGATGCGACTCGTTCACCTCACAACCAACCGCGACGAAGCCGTAGACATCAACCCCGGCCTCGTCACTCACATTACCGAAGCACCCAGCGACTCGACCCGTATTCACTTCATCAACCGCGAGTTCATCGTCGTCGCGGCTCAGCGGGCCGTCGTAGCTGCTCACATCTCGGCGGCGATGCAATCCACGGGCTTCCGAGACATTCCGTAGCGGACCGTAATTACAGTAATTTATAGAAGCTATGTGAAATTACGCGCTACGCGCCGTACCCTGGCGAGGGTAGCCGAAAACTACGGATAGACTACGGTAAAGGCCGAAACGCACTGTAAGTTAGCAGAAAAACACTATCGAGGTAGAAACTACATTATGCAAATATACAATGCAACAATCATGCCAACCCTATTGCTGCGCTATAGACACGCTTGAATGGCGGGTTGCGCCCTGCGTTAAACCGGATACCCGTTCAGCATGGAGTTGTGATGCACGACGACGAACAGCGCGAAGCAGAACTGCTGCGTATCGACGTACTGCACTTGGGCTTTGAGCGGCTGCGTGACGTAGCCGTGGAACTGCAACGACTACTCCACAAGCGTAGAAACGAGGTAGACCATGAATTGGGTTCTTCTGAGTCTTATCGACGGGAATAGCATCGGCCTACGCGCGGACTTGTTGACGCGCATGGTCGGGTTCGAAGGCTACACGGAGGTCTTTACCCAAGACGGCGCTGTGTATTCGGTGTCGGAGTGTGTGGAAGAAATCCTTGAGTACATCGACGCGGAAAGCCGTGAGGCTGACGACCCGCTCGAGGACTTTTAGTGGAAGCCGCCGGCCGGTATCTGGCCCTCGTAGACCTTCTGCGGGCATCCCGTGACGCAGGCGACGAAGCCACGGTGCTCGTATGCGAAGACGCGCTCGACGCCTTGTGGGAGCGCATGAACCCGACAGAGCGCGCGACAGCGACCACGGCCATGCAGGTTTTGTATTTCGCCTCGACGCTCTAAGCGCGCGGTGTATAGACGTTCCAACACTACAGGAGAACACATGCTCGACTTTACTTCCCCCACGATGGTGAGCTACCAGGCGACCGTAGGCATGACGCAACTCGAGTACATCCTTCGGCGTCGTTCTGAAGGAATCCTCGTCGCGGTGCAACTCGTCACCGACAAGCCCGCGAAGATTCTGTTTGTTCAACCCGATGGAACGGACTCGGACGAAGTCGTCGCCTACGAGAACATGGAAGCTGCGGTTGCCGCCATTCAGCTTCACCACGACGAGCTCATCGCGCGCTACGCGCCTTCTGGTAATGCCTAATGCTCGACCGGCACGGCATTGAGGTTTGCAAGGGCGACCGCGTGCGGTTCTACTACTCTAACCGGTGGCGGAACGGCACAGTGCGCGACTTGTCTTTGGACCGCTCCAAGAACGAGGTCGTCGCGAAAGTAGACGACGGTGCCTTTGACAACGAAGACATGCGCACGAACGGCTTTCGCGTAGCTGCGTTCATTGACGCGCAGTGCCTCGAGGTCGTTCGTGCAGGATGAGTGCAAACCGCATTGCGCTGTGTGCAGGACTCCGCTGGTGTTTCTGCACGGGCACTATGCGTGTTTGCTATCGTGGTGCTGCATGTACGGGGTGAATGTCATCCCGTGCTGCCAGCCGTAAATGATGCTTGTAGGTGGAGATAAGATGAGCAACTTCCGATTGCTTCAAGGTGACTGCCTCGATTTACTCAAAGAGCTACCTGATGCGAGCATCGACGCCGTAGTGTCCGACCCGCCCTACGGCCTCGAATTCATGGGATCTAACTGGGATGCGCCGTGGAAGGATGTCCGAACCGACAAGCGCGGTGTCGTAGACCCGAAAACGTGGGGCGGACAACAAGACAGCCCCAACGGCGGTAACCCGTATAGCCGCGCGCGAATCCGTACGGGTGCGGCCCATTACGGCGGCGACGCAAGCGAAGTCGGTCAACTTTTTCAAGCGTGGGCAGAGGTCTGGGCGACCGAAGCCCTGCGCGTGTTGAAGCCCGGAGGCCACCTGCTCGCCTTCGGGGGCACGCGGACGTACCATCGCCTCGCTTCTGCCATCGAGGACGCGGGATTTGAGATCCGAGACTCCGTGATATGGTGCTATGGGAGCGGCTTTCCAAAGAGTCTCGACGTGTCGAAGGCTATCGACAAAGCCGCAGGTGCGGAGCGTACAGAGGTTGTAGGACACACGCGGTCTATCAACTGCATCGAACGAGGCTACGACAAAGTTTATACGACGAAAGCCGATGATTCAGATTACGGGACATCGAAGCAATTTGGACTGGGTATCCCTATCCTAGCTCCTGCTACGCTTGACGCGAAGGAGTGGGAAGGCTGGGGCACGGCGTTGAAGCCTGCCTTTGAGCCGGTCGTCGTTGCCCGCAAGCCGTTGAGCGGAACGGTCGCTGCGAACGTCCTTGCTCACGGGACGGGCGGGCTGAACATCGACGGTTGCCGCATCGGCGGGGAACCCGTGCAGATCAATCGGTTGGAGTCGTGGCCGGGCTTCGGACAATTACAACGACCGGACTACGAACAGGAAATGAATACCAAGGGCCGCTGGCCCGCCAACCTTATGCTTTCGCACTCTCCCTCTTGCGTACACGTTGACGCGGACGAAGACACCGACCTGTGGGCGTGCGTGCCGGGATGCCCGATTCGGGCAATGGACGCGCAGAGCGATCCCGCGCAGACCGACAAAGGAGCATCCCGCTACTTCATGCGTTTCGACCCTGCGGACGCCCCGTTCATCTACGCACCCAAGGCTAATAAGAAAGAGCGAAACGCCGGGGTGGAAGGAGGCAATAAGCATCCGACCGTGAAACCTGTCGCCGTCATGGCGTACCTGTGTCGTCTGGTGACGCCGCCGGATGGGTTGGTGCTTGACCCGTTCATGGGTTCCGGCACTACGGGCGTCGCGGCCCTCCGCGAAGGTTTCCGGTTCATCGGCATTGAAAAAGAAGCCGAATACTTTGATATTGCAAAAGCGCGCATCGAACACGGAACCGGCTCAGCGAAAAAGCCAGCACTCATACTCACTCATCCCGAATAGAGATGCGATACGAACCGTTGTCCCGCGCGATGCTGTTGCGGCGTGGCAAGTGCTGCGGCAATGGCTGCACGAACTGTCCGTGGAGCAACCCGATGGACGTATGGGTCGTCACCCAAGACACGCGCTTTCCCTATCGTGGGGCCAGCTACGTCGAGGTCGTTGCGGCTACGGCCGACGAGGCGGCTTCGCTGCTGCCACCCGAATGGCCCTCGAGCGCACCGATGTCTATCCGGCGCTCGCATTCTGCGTCGGTAGACGACATCGCCAAAGGACCGCACGTAAAACGCTGGTGGTGATGCACGGCCATCCGGCTATGCCACTACACAGTGGTGGAGGCCAAATGAAAGTGGTAAGCACCAAGATAGATGCAATTTTGTGCAAGGAAGAATCTGCGATCATCGGTCAAGTGGTCGATGCAGCAGTAAGCCAAGGCATCGACAGGCTGCATGTAGAACGCACGATGGAATGGTGCTCATTTGTGTCAAAAGCGGCCAGACTTTCGACGGGTGGACGCACAAAAGGCGATGGGTGGCAGGCTACCGCGCTGAAGCGCACCAGTGGCGTATACATAGAAGTCAGCGACACAAGAATGCTTGCAGATGTTCTTGGTATTCCAAAAGATGCCGATTGCATTTCGATCTTAAACACGCTTTCGATGATCGCGGTGAGGTTCGAATCGGATTGGAGGGAATTTCAGGGAGTTGTAGTATCTGACCTTTGCTGGAACGGGAAAGAGCTTGCTTTTACCTACGTTCCGGTCGATGTTGTGCTTGCAGAGCAAGAGGCCGACCATTGACCGAAGCAGCCGTATCGGCACGCTACGCAAAATGCTGATGGTGATGCACGCGAGTCTGGCCACGCCACTACTACAGAGCAGGAGGTTGTATGTCCTACTTTGTAGACACGATGGCCGAAGCCAGGCGCGCATGGTTGATGCGCGAACCTAATGCGCTTCCCGATGGGGACTGTGCGGTATTGATGCAACTTGGCCCTGACCTGACCGTTCTCGAGTGGTCAAAAGTCTTGGGCCGCGATGTAATGGACATCGAGCGCGCATGTGCGTGGCTCAACGTGCACGTAAAGAAGGCGGGACTATGAAATTCACACTGTCGGATTTGGACGACCTCTACGAAGCCCAAGAACTGCTGTACATGGCCGAGAAGTGGGTAGGTCGCTCGCTTGCGAGCCAAGAAGAGGCCGAAATCGTCGGCTATCTGCGCAGAAAGATTCGTGCGTACATCGAGCGCGTGGAGGGCGGCCATGCACCCCAGTGCTGAGTTTGCGCAAAAGCTCCTAGAAGTGGTTCGGGAGCACGAAGACATGGATATTCAAGATTTGCTCGATGGTTTACGTGACGCCGTAGCGGCTACGTTGTATACAGAGCGTGTCCAACCCGATTCATTCTACAGGGAGGTGAACGAAAGAATCAGCACGTTGAAGGCGTACTATAAACAAGTAGAAAACAACTAGTAAGTAGGAGTACACAATGACGACCGCGACCCTTTGCATGAACGCTGCTCGACGGGAATTCAACGGTGGCTCTACGACGTTCATCTACGAAGACGAGGCGATTGCCGATGCCTTTGCGAAGGTCTACAACGCTGAGCCTTTGATTGCGCAGTACAAGGTGTCGTTCAAGGGCACCAAGCCGGTTATGGTTGTCGGCCCCGATGGTGCGGTCGATGACGCGAGGTCGGACGCGCTGACCGAGAAGATGTTTCTCGCGTTGTGCGGTGCGGTTGCGATTTCATAGCCCGCACGGGGGCTAACCAGGAGAAGACATGAAGTGGGTACTTCCGTCGAACCAGTTCGAGGATATCATCGCTCCACTGCCCAGCAATCGACGCTCGGCACTGCTATCGCACGACGCGGTTCTGCGCGCTGCGATTACGGCCGGTGCCGGCGCAGACGAAGAACGACGCGCCATTGTTTCGTTTTTGCGCGAAACAGCGGGCGAGGGAACGACCGTGCGAGCTAAGCACGCGCTAAAGTTGGCAGAACAGATTGAAGCGGGACTTCACCACGCTTCGTAGTTTGAGGTGCAACGTGACGATGGATGCCATTAACCCGCCACTCCCCCGATTGACGCCCATCGAGAAAGCCCCGACAAAGCCCGTAGAAAAGGTCGTGTTCACCAAGGGCACGGTCACCGCGCATGTGGATGGCGTCATCGTCACGTTGTCTCCCGAAGTCGAATGGATGCGAAAGAAGGGGATTATCTAGTGGAAAACACCGTACAACTGCTCGGATACTACGGCGACGACGAAACCCATGCGTTGTCGGCGTGGACCTCGACCAAGCGGGATGTGACCGATGAGAAGCGAGCGCGCATCCCGGCCCTGCTGAAGATGCTTGCGGAAGCAGGCCACCACACACCGTTCGAGAAATCCAGCCTACACTTCCTCGTCACCGTGGACGCAGCTACGCACATTCAGTTGCTCAAGCACCGCGTTGGCGTGTCCATCAACGCAGAGTCCGCGCGGTACAAAGAACTGCGCGACGACAAGGCGTATGTGCCACCCGATTGGCCGCACGCGGAGCAGCAGGCGCTTTTGGCGTTTATAGACGAAGCCTTCGCGCGCTACCATCAATGCCTAGACCGACTCATCGCGGGCGGTATGGACCGCAAGCGCGCAAAGGAAACGGCTCGCTTTTACCTGCCGTACTCGAGTCAGGTCACGATGGACGTGATGTTCAACTGGCGCAGCTTTCATCACTTCCTCGGCCTGCGCAGGAAGCCCGATGCACAGCGTGAAATCTGCTGGTTGGCCGAAGAGATGCTGCTTCAGGTCCGCGCCCTCGATGGCAATCCTTTTGAGCACACCATCGAAGCGTTTGGGTATGCCGGATAGGGATAAACAGCGGAGCACCGCGTTTCTATCATGCCTAAAACACGCTTACTACTTGTATTCTTTGTTTCGCTAATCAGCAATGTCATTGGTTGCCGGTTTGGGTATGCCATCGCGCACCGCCAGGTCGGCATCGTGCTCATGCTCGGCGTCATGCTGCCGATGATGCAGGCGATTAACTCGGCGCTGTTTATTGAAGCACAGAACCGCCGCGAGCGCGTGTGGATGGCGATTGCAGCGAGTTGCGCTACAGCAACGGCCGGCGCGTGCGTGACACTGTTTCTGACCTAGTTTGCACGCCAGCAGTGCGCAAAGGTATGCTCCATCAAACACAAGGAGCAGCCATGCCACTCAACAGCGATGACACCGACGCGCACCTGCATGAAACGGACTCACCCGTAGAGGACTGCGGTGCCGACGACGTTCTCGACCTAGCGACACTGCCTGCGGTGTCCAGCAATCCGTGGCTGGTGGCTTTCTTGGCGCTGCTTTTCGTAGGCGGGCCCATCGTCCGCGCGTACCTTCGTCGTCGTTAGGAGGTCTTATGCCTACGCCGGTCAACACTAAGCTCTCTGCAAATTTCACCTTCGGTGAACTTACCGCTACAAGCCATGCTTCGCTGCAAGCGGCCAATCGGCGCGAAGCAGAAGCGTTCCTCGATGCGGGCCGCGCGCTGGCGACGACGATTCTGCAACCGATTCGCGAGAAATGGGGTCCATTGCGCATCAACAGCGGGTTTCGCGGACCTTCGTTGAACGCCCGTGTTAGCGGGTCACCGACCAGCCAGCATAGTCTGTTTCAAGCGGCCGATATCTTCCCTTTGCAAGCGGACATTGACGTAGTGTTCGATTGGATTCGCAAAGAGTCGAAGATTCCGTTTGGCCAACTCATTGACGAGCGCATGGGCAATCGGTGGCTGCACATCAGCCTTGGAGCCCCGTGGCGAACCAAGGCCGTGGGCCAAGTTCTGCGCACGTTTGACGGCAAAAAGTACGACCCCGTCAAGTAGATGTCAGGGACTGACCGACGAGGCTTTCTCGCGCGGTGTTTGCTTCGTTGGCAAATATGGCAGTACCGGCACATATGGCGCGTCACGCGCTGTCTAAATCGACTAGACGCCTCGAGGAGAAGCGAAGATGCTGGTAGTTGGAGGCACTGTGTCTACGTCGCTTCGTCCGTGGACTTGGTCCGAAGAGGAAGAATCTTGGGTGCGGCTCGCGCAAAATCATGCGCCGGTTGCTCGGGTTCGGCCACCAGGTATTGAGCGCAAGACGGCCAGTTGCACCGTGTATGCACCTAGCCGCGCGATTGGGCGAACCTCGCCCGATGTGCAGTCGGCGGCTGAATGGTGCGACGGGCAACTGCTGCGGCTTGGGTTCAAGTTGCGGCTCACGAACGCGCCTGTCGATGCGGCTCAAGTCGAGAAAGGGATGCGGTTTGTGTGGCTGCGCATGTGGGGTCCGCAACCAAGGCATTGACCAGCGCCATGAACGGACTAAAGTAGCGGCAGAGGTACACGATGCCCGACTTTAAGCCGTTAGAAAACCACCGCATGGTGGTCAATGATAAGCCCATTACGCCGACTGCTGGCGACGTATTGCTGCGCAGCGCAGAGATTGGTGGCCCCGACCAAGACGGCGACCGACGTATGTACTTGGACGCAAAGGCGCTGCGACACCTGCTGGCGATGGCGGAATCAAGCCCTACGCAGCGTGTTCGCGTAGACCGTGCTGGCGTCAAGGTAGACCTGTGGCGCGAGGCCAGCGGGCATCAGTTTGAGGTCTGGACGTTCATCGGCGCAGACGCTCGGCCTGAGCGGTTCTTGGGGATGATGTGATCGACCAATATCGCGGGTTCCTGTACTCGTTGACGAAGATGTACCCGATGCTCGAAATCGCGATGGTGCATCATCGAAACACGCGCGGTGAACCCATCGGTTTTGCGGATAAGCCGTACCTTGTAGAGCTTTACGCCGATGCGCCAAAGCTCGAGAACTGGGTCATTCGCAAGTGCGTGCAGACCGGATTCTCGGAATGGGGCATTCAGTTCTCGCTTCAGCGGTCAGGATGGGCTGGCCGCATTGTTGCGTATGTGCTTCCGACCTACACGGTGCGGGACCGCTTCGTACAACAACGCATCAACCCACTGCTTACGGACGTTGCGGCATACCGGGACCGCACGCCCTCGAGCACGAACGCAAACGCAAACATCATGGCTCCGACGAAGCGCGGTGCCGATAACTTGCGGCTCAAGAAGTTCGGCATGGGAACGATGATGTTCTTGGGGTCGAATACCGAAGTAGACTTCGTTGAGTTCTCTGCGGACCTTTTGATTGTGGACGAGTACGACAAGTGCGACCTCGGCAACATCGCCAAGGCGCGCGACCGTGTTCGTGCATCGCCCTACGCGCAGATGTTGCGCATCGGCAACCCGACGATGCCTCGCGTGGGTATCTCGCGGCTGTTTGACGAGTCCGATGGTCGTCGCTGGTTTCACCAATGCACGCATTGCGGAACACGCCAGTGTCTTGACTGGTTTCTGAACGTCGTAGACCGCGCCGACGATGGTTCATGGATACCGCGCGACCAGGCGCGATGGGCCGCGCATAAGACAAACAGCGTGCGCGTCACCAAGGCGAACGACATCCGGCCCGTGTGTGTGCGGTGTAAAAACCCGTGGACGCGCGTCGTAGATGGCTCGTTGTGGGTTGCAGAGCGCGCAGAGAACAAGAACATGCGCGGCTACACTTGCTCGCGAATGGACGTTCTGTCGGAGTCGATGGTTGCGCTGTTTCGCGAATGGGTTTCGGCGCAGGGCTCACCGGACCAGTTGGGCACGTTCTACACATCGGTGCTTGGGATTCCGTATGAGTTTGAGGGTGCGAAGCTCTCGACAGCGGACCTCGAGGCGATTTGCACCGCAGACCCCATCGACTACGCGGGCGGCGATGCATTCAAGAAGATGACCGTCGTGGCCGGCGTGGACGTTGGCTCGGTGTTGCACGTTACGGTCGATATCATCACGGGGCATACCGAGAACGGCGAGCCTTTGCGCCAGTGCCGCATGATTTGCACGACGCGCACGTTCGAGGAAGTAGGCGACATTCTGCGCCGGTACAACGTGTCCGTATGCGTCATCGACTCTCAGCCAGAAATGCACAAGGCGCAGGAGCTTCGCGACGAATTCCTCGACAGTGGCGAATGCTCGGTGTGGCTTGCGCGCTTCGTCCAGACACCGAAGGCGGGCTCGCAACGCTACGGCATGAAGCTCGACTACGGTAGCCAGGTGGCGAACGTGGACCGTACAGCACTCATGGACTTGGCATATGACGACATTCGCAGTGGGCGTCGGTCATTCCCCGAAGATTCGTGGTCAGTCCTCGGATGGTCTGAGCAGATGCGTGCGCCGGTTCGCGTGTTGGATGAAGAAAAGCAGCGCATCGTGTGGGTCGAAGGCAACGCAGCGGACCACTACCGTTTGTCGGACACCTATGCGCGGCTTGCGTGCGACTTGCTGCAAGGCGGCGGGTCGTATTCGACCATCTGATGCACGCTCGGCACGGTAGCGCGCTACTCATGGGAGAGGCGCATCATGTCGAAACCAAAGACGGTGGACTTCACGGCGATTTGGCAGCATCTAAATGCTGTTTCGTGGCCCGACAAGCGCGTAATGTTCCGCGCGATTGTCGCTGCGGATTATGAGTTGTTTGAGCCGCAAGACCCGCAGATTGGTACGAAGGTCAATGTCCGCGAGCATACGCATCGGCTGATGCATTGGATGGGTGAGTACGTCCCGAAGTCGAGGCCGGGGCACATCGAGGACGAGTCCACCTACATGCCGGCATGGCTGCTGGTGCGCTCGCTCGACAAACCGGAGCGGCGCTGTATCCTCTCTAAGATTATCGAGCTTTGGATTGAGAACTTCCAGCCGGAACCGGACAAGCGAAACTTTGCGCGACACAACCTCGCCGCGCTTGGTTCAAATCTTTCGGTGATGCAACAGCAGCACATGGCGAATCTGAGCGGTTGGAAGTATACGGGCGAATATCTACCGAAAGAAAGGACGAAGCGTGAAAAGCGTGCGGGAATTAATCGCTGACGGATGCCATTCGTGTGGCGCTACCCTTTTGGAAATGGTGGACATTTATCCTGCGGCAATCAGCTTCTGCCTTGCAGCGGATAGGGCCATGTGGTCAAAGCCTCGCGTCGTGACACTGTGTCGCTCATGTGCGTCAGAGTGCGACCGACAGGCGACAAATCCCGAAGAGGGTGGTAACTATTTTGCTGAATAGGCCGGGAGGCATGATGCGCGTCATTGGTTCCGTAACGCCCACGGTGATGGTGCGTAAACAGGAAGTGCAGCCGGGAGGCTGGCTTACGGCACGCACGCCCGACACGGACGACCGTGACCGGTTCGGCAGGCAAGCCGTTGCTAACCTGTTTGGGGGCTCGTCCAATGCGATTGCGTATTCGCAGCGCAGCGAGCGACTTCTGACCAGCGAGCAGCTTTGGCGCGTATATCAGCGGACGCCTGACGTCCGCAGCGCGGTAGACGGTGTGGCTCGCCGCGTATCCACATGGGATTGGATGGTCGAGCCTTCGGACGGCTTCACGATGTCGCCCGAAGCCAAGCAGATTGCGGACGAATGCACGCGGTTTCTCAACGTGCCCAACGAGGACGGGGAAACGTGGCAGGAGCTTATCCACAAGGTCGCTCTCGACCAGCTTGTTTACGATGTTGGCGTCATCGAGCATGTGTTCAATACGGTCATTGGTCCTGAGGGTGAGCCCCGGCCGGGAACGCAACTCAAGGAATTGACCGCACTTCGCGGCGCAAACGTCCACCGCATCCTCAACGCGCACGGCAAGCTACTCCGGTACGTGCAGGACGATTTCATCGAGGGTGGTTCTGGCTTGCTGCTCGACTACGAAAGCCCTACGGCAGTGTTCTTCGAACCACGGCAAATCACGTACTTGCCGCTGACGCCGAATACAACCACGCCCGAAGCGGTTCCGCTCATCGAGGCCATCGTCAACGAGGTCATCACGATGCTCCGCTCGTCGGAACACGCGATGTTGGCGCTCGATGCTGACGAGATTCCTCCAGGCATCCTCGTCCTGACGGGCATCGCCGGTAAGGCTGCGGAGTCTGCCAAGGCCGACTTGCAGCGGATGCGCGGAAAGGACCACAAGATTCGCGTCATCACGAACGCAGACCCTCAAGCCAACGGAGCCAAGTGGGTCGAACTTCGTCGTAGTCAGAAAGACGTAGACTTCGTGAACGTCGTTAAGGAAGTGCGGCGCACGATTTGGCGCGTATTCGGCGTTATGCCCGTTGAGATGGGCGCTACCGAAGACGTTCCTCGCTCGGTCGGACAGGTTCAGTTGGATGTTTCGGCCTCGCACCTTATCGGGCCCATGCTCGAGCACATCGAGAACAAGGTCAATGCGCGTATCCTGCCGCTCGTCGCTGGTACGCCAGAGCGTGCGAAGATGGTTCGCTTCCGGTTTGACCGTGAAGCCAAGCTGACGCCAAGCGAAGAGCAGGACCGCTCTCAGGCGATTGGTGCGCTCGTTGATCGTGGTGTGCTGACCCGCAACGAAGCGCGTCGGCGCATGGGCGAACAGCCTGTGCTCGGTGGCGACGTAGTGACGCTGACGACCGGCCAAGGCGTGCTGCTGTTGACCGATATTGTCGGCATCACGGGTCCGCTGAGTCCCAATGGCGGCGGTTCGGCTATGCCTGAGCCGATTACGCCGCAGAACCTCTACCCGGAGCCGGCTCCGCGCGCTGTGGGGGATACTGACCCCACAAATTTTCCCAAAGCGGGGGATGACCTCAAGGTCAGCCTCCGCAACAGCAACTACCGAGTGTTCGACGCGGCTTTTGCGGAAGACTTGCGCGACAACTGGCCACAGATTTGGCGGAAGGGCGGCAACATCCGTGGGAATAGCCAGTATCGGAAGCTCAAGCCCGTCGTAGACCGGGGCGGCGTGGTCGAAACCGAAGAAGAAGAGGCAGCGGTGCGATTGCGTGAAGCATGGTCTGCCCGTCACTTCGGTGACTTCCGCCTTCCCGGCGTAGTGGCGCTTATCAAGTGGTTCACGGTCGGTGAAATTGGCGAATCGGAGATGAAAAAGGTCATCAACGATGAAAAGAAGCGCCTTGAAGGGCTGAGCCGATGGGGTGTCCGCGCGTTGCCGTCTGAGTGGCAGGATGATGGTCCGTTCGCAGACTACCGCACGATTGACCTGTCGGAACTCGGTATGCTTGTGGAAACCTACCACGAAGACGTAGATGGCTACTGGGAAGAAGCGATGCTGGCGTTGACTGCCATCTTCGCTTCTCGGTGGACGCGCGGCGGATTGACAGAAACCAGTGGTCAGGCACTGTTGCAACAATCCTCACAAGTTCTCAATACGCTCGAGGCCAAGTGGTCCCAGCGGACCTACGAACTGTACCTCGATGCGGCTAAGCTCGGCGCGCGCAATGCAGCCCGTGTGACCGGACAAGCCGTCGATGAGTCCTACGAGCAAGCGGCGTACCTGTACCACCAGGAGGCCATGAGTTGGCTCACATCGGCGGGCGGCATCATGCCCGATGTGCGGGCGCGGTTGCAGGAAACGGTGGCAAGCCTGACGCGCGGAGACTCTGCGATTGCCGAGTTTGACGTAGACGGCTCTGTCGAGATGGCCATTGTTGCACTGAGTGCGGGAATGGTTGCGAATCGGTTCCGCATTCACAATTGGTCGGGCAAGCTCGTCATGCTGGCGAACGAAACGATGACCACGGCGCTCGGGAAAGCGAGCACGGTGCTGCTCGATGCCGGCGACGAGGGTGCGGACGGCATTACGGGTCCGCGCGTGACCCAGTGGTACGTGGATTGGGCGAATGTCGGTGATGCGCGCGTGTGTCCTACGTGTGTGACCGAAGGCGCAAAACCGATTCGCCTGATGTCGGAACTTGTGACAATGCCAGGCGGTGATACCGAGTGCGGAGCAAGATGCCGCTGCGTCCTTATTTATTGGACTTCAGAAGAGGTCCGCTCAGGGATCGCACAGAAAATCTAAACGAGACAATAACGCGGGATGTTTGACGCTCGCGCACTTGCATTGGTAGTCTTGGGTGAACGGTGGCCGAGACACTTGGCTAACTGTAGAAGGGAAAGACCATGACGGCCGACAAATTTCCATTCTTGCGCGACCTTGATGTGACCAAGCCCGACGAAGTTCTTGCGGACGGACGCAAGGTTTTCTCGGTACGCTGCCGCGTTCCGTTTTCTGCACCGATGCAGCAGTTCGAGGTCGCTCCTGTAGAGCGTTCGGCTGCGGAGCGGGTCATCATCGACAGCGGCGAGGGCGAGAAGCTTGACCCGTCTGCTACCGCGAACCCCAACCAAGACTCGGTGGACTTTGAGAATCCCGTCATCTTCGGGACCGCTTCGTCTACGTCGGTAGACTTCTACGGCACCGAGATGTCGAAGGATGCGCTCGAGCAGATGGCCATTCAGATGCGCGCGGGTATCCCTTACCTGCCTCGCCACAACAACGGCATGAACGGCGCGGTGGAGTGGGATGAGGTTATCGGGCGCACGATTGACGCCGAAGTTTCGCGCGTGGACACCGTGCGGGCCGCGTACAATCAGAGCGAAGAGCAGTACCTGCTGCGTGCGAAGATTGTGCTGTACAAGGATGAGCCGGGGGCTCAGGCCATGATTCGTCGTCTTGGGCGCGATGAGAAAATCGGGCAGTCCATCGGCGGCTGGTTCACGCAGCTTCAGTTCGTGCAGAACAGCGAAGAAGAGATTGAGAGGGTCATTGTGCGCGGCATCGAACTGGACCACTTGGCGGCCACGCGAGCTCCTGCGAACCCAGATAGCAACGACTTGGTGAGTCTGCGTTCTGCGGTGCGTTCGATTCTGACGCAGCTTCCTGAGCCTCAGAAGGTTGAGCGCGCTGCTCCTGAGTACATGGACTTCCCGCTTGCTCCCGAAGAGACTCCTTGGGAGTGGGTTGCGGAAGACCAAGACGCGGTGCTGGGCGAAGAGATGGATTGGGACCGCTACGCCAGCGTCCACGCCTACTACGACCCTGAGAACCGCGAAGTGAAGTACGGCTACAAGCTGCCCTTCGCCAAGGTGATTGATGGTCGCATCCACGTTGTTTGGCGCGGTGTTGCGGCGGTGATGGGCATCCTGTTGGGCGCGCGTGGCGGCGTAGACATCAGCGACGAGGACCGTCGTCGGGCCTACGACCTCATGGTTCGGTACTACGAGCGGTTTGGGAAAGAACCGCCTGAGTTCCGTGCGATTGACGATGTTGAAGCGCGTCACATTGTCGAGATTGAAGACGAAGGCGAGTATGTGTGGGTCAAGTTCAAGAAGGAAATGGCGGAAGAGCCTCCTTCGGAAGAAATGCCCGCGCAAGACGAAGTGACCGAAGAGGTCATGGTCGAAGATTCCGCGCGGTCGGGTGACGAGGTGGCTGTGGAAGCTACCCGCACTGCAACCGTGGCAACCGAGTCCCGCACTATCGCGGGTGAAACCAAGCAGGAGCGTAAGATGTCTGATTTCAATATCGACGCCTTCGCGGCTCTCCTTGACTCCAAGCTGGCTCCGCTTGCCGAGCGCGTGGCGCAGCTTGAAGTCGAGAAGACCCCCAAGGGCGAAACCACTGAAGAACGCCTCGTCGTTGCCGAAGCACGCGCTAAGGCTGCTGAGCAGAAGCTCGCGACCGTTCTTTCGGCCCCCAACCGCGTTGGACGCGCGGTCGTCGGTCACGTTGGCAACGGGCACCAAGCCGTTCACGGCATGAAGGGCCTCGTTGAAGCCGCTCGTAGCAAGCACAATGTGCTCGCACACGTTGCCGCCGACATGAGCGAAGGACTCGCCAAGCGCGGTGAGAAGATTCCTGCTGACCTTGAAGGTCAGTTGGGCGCTCTCCTCGACGCCGCTGCGGCGGAAGGGCTTGTTGCAACCCCCGAAACCCGTTCGAACTGGGCGTGAGGAACACAATGGACACCAAGAATAACTGGTCCGCTTTGGACCCCGCGCGCCGCGAAGCCTTCGAGCGCGCGATCAACGTGGCTGGCGCTGGCTCTGTCCTTCTCCAGACCTTCATCAACAAGACCGTTCAGCAGCTTTCCAACCGCGAAGAAGGCGTGTTCAGCACTCTTCCTCGTCGGCCTGGGCAGGGCAATGCCGCGTACATCAACCGTCGCGCTGAGCCTGGTTTGCTGGGTGAATGGGTTTACGACACTGACTCGGGCACCGAGTCTACCGGCACCTACAGCCAGAAGTCGTTTCCCTACCGCACGTTCCTGACGCGCGGCAAGGTGACCCGCTTTATGCAGGCTCAGGGTCGTTCGTATGGCGATATCCTCGCTGGCGAAATGGCGGCTAAGGCCTCTGACTTTGCGGCCGGCGTGGAAAACGCGCTCGTCATCGGTTCGAACGCGGCTAACCCCCGTCAGTTTGACGGCCTCATCACGCTCGCTCAGGAAACCTCGAGCCAAATCATCCTCCAGACCACTGCGGTCGCGGGCGATGCGTTTACTCTCGAGAAGCTGGACGAGGCGATTGACGCGGTCAAGGGTTCGGGCTCTCGCGCCGACCTGTTGATCTTCGCGTCCCGCAAGGGCCGTCGCTTGATCAACACCGCTCTGCAAGCGCAGCAGCAGTTCAACGACATGACGGAAATCGCCGCTGGCTTCCGCGTTCGCACCTACGATGGTATCCCCCTCGTCACCACGACGGGTATGCCTGACACGCTGACCTTCAACGGCAGCAAGGTGTCTGCGTTCTCGGGCGCTTCGACGACCGCTATCGTCATCGTCAACACCCGCGATGTGTACATGGAAGAACTCACTCCTCTGACCGTTATGCCCCTCGCGAAGGGCAATAGCCAGTACGATGAGTTCGATATGTACTACGACGGCTCGCTCGTTGCGGCCAACCCCTTGGCGCTGTCGATCCTCTGCGGTATCGACGCAAGCTGAGTCTAGCTTTTGCTAGGCAGAACGCCTCGGCCTAACCGCCGGGGCGTTTTTGCTTGTGGCGCATACATAGATACCGAAACGCACATTACGGTGTTATCGTCTGCGCGGAGGTACATGATGCCCGTTAGTGCGAAGCCCGTGCAAGTTCCTGACCCTGCGACCTGGTGCCGTGCGTTGCGCCGATATGACCGCGACCCGCGCCTTCCGATGCTCTACGCGAGCTACAATGTCACGATTAAGGCGAAGCCAGTTGAAGTCGATGGTAAGGTTGCACTGACGCTGTTCTTCCCGATTGGCCGGGAGAACGCTGCGGAGCGGGCCATGAAACTCGGGTGGATTGACGAGACAGATGTCGTTCGAAAGGCCGCTGGTCCTGCGCATTGCATCATCTTGGCCGGCACCGCGTTGTCGGACTACCTCGACACGCTCGAGTTTCGTGAAATTCGCAAACTTGCGCGTGCGGTTGGCGTTATCCGCAAGGCAGACCGCAACAAGTTGACGGGCTGGATCATTGAAGCGGTCGAGAAGCGCGGCGGCGTAGTCCCGATTGTCACAGGCTCGACGCAGGACGACGAAGAATCGGATAACGAAGCCGAAGCCGTGTGAGGTTGTCATGCCGTTCGTAGAACTGTCCGCACTGAAGACCATTATGCGGATTCCGCCTAGCGACACTTCGCGCGATGCGGAACTGCAAATCTATGCGGACTATGCGAACAGTTACCTGTACAGCGCGCTTGGCGGTCTGACCGAGAGCGTGCCGACTTCCTACAGCGACACTACGTCGATTGACGAGTCCTATCAGACCTCGGTGTGGTGTCGTCGCTATCCGGTGATTTCCGTTACGTCGGTCATCAACGATACCAATACGCTGGACCCCGCGAAGTACACATTTACGGACCTCGGTTGTATCCGCTTGGTGAACAACTACGACGCCTTCGCGTTCGGTGTGTCTACGGTCACGGTCAACTACGTGGCGGGTTTCGCAGCAGGCGACCCTGCGCTGGGTGAACTGAAGATTGCGGGCCTGACGCTTGCGTCCTACACAGCCAACATTGCATCGCGTGCGGGCATCTCGTCTGAGAAAATCGGACAGTACAGCTACGACATCGGCGCTGCGATGGGTGGTATCGGTAACGCGGCACCTGGTGGGTTCGGTATCCCGCCGATGGTTGAGCGTATTCTTGCGAAATGGGACCGTGGATTCATGGTTTGGCCGACTTCTTACTGAGGTAACAATGAAACTCGTTAAAGATTGGGAAAAGGGCGATAAGTCTCCGATTCACACCCCCGGTGAAGTTGTGCATCTGCGCGACGAGGGCGGAAAGTGTGTCTGCGAACCGAAGACCAGTGCCGCTCGCGTGCGGCTGATGAAGCACCACGGCTTTGAGTTGGCCGAAGACGCTCCCGTCGAAGCGCCTGTGGTGGTCGAGGAGCCGAAGCCTGAGCCGAAGAAGCCCTCGAAGAAAAAGGCTTCGCTTAAGACGGCTGCTGAGGCTATTTCGGAAGCAGAAAAGGAGTAGTCATGCGTTTTGGCATTATCCACTCGGTCGCGGATAGCCGCGTCAGTCTGTTTCACTACCTTCCGCTGGTCCTAACGCGCGATGCAGAGCATCCTGCTCGCTGGGGTCGCAGCAAAATCGTGAGCATCAAAGATGCGGGTATTCAGCGTGGCGAGGGCGTTGCGCTCGTTTATGGTCCAACGGCTGATGCTGTTCTTGATTACATCACTCCTATGCGTCTACCTGACCCGCAGGTGGTGGTGGTACTCGCGCAACCGCACGACCCTGCACACCCTGTAGTTGCGAAGATTCGTGAACTGTCGCAGCGTGGTCAGCAGGTATCGGTCTGCTGTGTGGTAGACGGTTCTGCGTGGTTGGCAGACCGCTCGACGGGCGGATTCTCGGTGAAGGACAAATCGCACGCGCTGAAAGACCCTTCGTTCATCGCGCCGGTCGTAAAGCCTATGGCCGCTCCTGCGGCCGTTGCAGCGCCGCCGGCTCCGTCGAAGAAGAAAACGGCTGCTGCTCCGGTTGAACCCGTACCTGCACCTATCGAAGAAACTCCACCATCCGCACAATAAGACGGTTCGTGGCGGCGTGGTCAAACTCGCCGTCATCCGTGCAGACTTCAATAGGCCGGTCGAGGTGCGAAGGCGATACCTCACCGGCCGCATACGTTCTGTCGTCGTGAACCGCAAGCCAGAATGCATCCTCGATTTCAGAGGGCAAGAAGCTCCGGTTGAACGAAACATTGAGCCAATCGGAAGCGGTTTTTAAGTGAATACGAGCGTTCATGCGACCTCCAAAGCCAGCGCGGGCTAACTGCATGTAGCGTATGCGAACCCGAAGCGTGCACGCTATAAGCGGAAAGACGCCCGCAGAGGCGCGGAGGTGTAAATGTACACGTATGGAATAGTGCTCGTCGCACGCGACCCTATGCGGCTTGCGGAATCCCTTCTGATGCTGTCCCGGCACGGCCTAAGCGATGCCCACATCGTCATCGTTCCCCAGTTTGACGCGGATGCGGTCAAGGCGATTGCGGACGCAAGCCCTCTGAAGACGAGTTTGATCGCGAGCATTGTCGAGAGCGAAGAGCGCGCGATTGCGCGTGCGCTATCGTCCTGCATGGTCGAGTGTGCCAACGATGCGAAGCTCGTTGTGCTTAGCGACGATGTGCGCTTGCCTTCGCACTGGCGGGCGGAATTGGAATCTGTGTTCAGCGCGAAGACGGTTCGCAATGAGAGCGCCGAGTTTTCCGTAGATGGCTACGGCATTGTCGGATGCGTTGGTGCAGTTTCTGACGGGATAGCAAAGCCGGCCCAGTATCTGACTTTGCAGGAAAGCGAACTCGCAATGGGTGTCGAGGGCTACGCAAAGCACCGCAGGCAGTACGTGTCCGGTGTGGCGAGCATTGCGGATACGCTGGACCACTGCTTGCTGATGATGACGCGCGACTACGCGGCATTGTTGGAGCAGTGCCTGTACGAAGCGGACACAGGCGTTTATGCGTGGCAGTCTGCCTATCTGCGCGCTGCTGCACTCGGCATTCGCTGTGCCGTCGCAGAGGGCTGCTACGTCGCGCGGATGACGCCAGACCGGCCTGGTGCATGGGAACCTGGGAACGGCGCGCATCGCATCGAGTCGTATCTACAGAATGTGAAGCACCAAGGTCCGCACAAGGTCGTCGCGACGATTAGTGCTGACATCCGCACGCTACGCGACCTCACGATGCTCGAGGCGACGATTGCCTCGGTAACACAGCCTATCGGAGCGATTGCGCTTGGCCTTGGCAACAACCCGCTCGATGTGCTGGACGACCCGTCGTTTCAGTTGGCGCGCTCGCGAAACGCGGTGGCCAAGCATCACCTCGACATGCTCAAGGGTTGCGCCGGCGGTGACCAGTATCGCGTAGCCGGCGAGGTGATGAAGTGGATGCAGGCCATCGCGTCGGAAGTGGGCAGAAAGGGCCTTCCTGTAAGCGCGAAGGTCAATGTGCGTGGTGATGACTACGGCACGCGCTGTGCGGCCTACGAGGCTGCTGAGGCGCTTGCTGGCACATGGTTCCTGCTGCTCGAGCCGGGAGAACTGCTCGACTCGTCGGTGACGCGCGACTACCTACACCGTGCTGCCTCGCATCCCGACGCTGGCGTGCTCGCTTACGACTGCGGGTTTATCACCCACTACAACCTGCCGACCCAGATACGAGCGGATGGCCCACGCGGAAGCGGTTCGTCCACGGGGCCATCCGGTGTACGCTTGGTTCGGTGGCTTTCCAATAAGGCTACGAGGCCGATGCGCGCAAGCAACGGCGCGTGCACAATTGCCCCTGTTTACTCTGAAGAATCGGTAAGAGCGGCAAATATCCGCATCCGACAACTCGACGCACTGCGCGAGTCTGACCGCGACGACGACGAAGTGGGTTCGGTGGCTGTGCGTCCGTACCATGATGCAACGCGCGTCGGGTTTCACTGCCTGACCTACGAGGCCGAGAACACCGACGACCTTGCGCGGTGGCTCGATATCGCAACCGGCGTGTGTGACCGCTCCGTACTGGTGTGGACCTCCGAAGCGCCACCTAATTCCGAAATCCAGCAACTTGGATGCCTGTTCGGTGCGGAAATCGTGCACCATCCTTTGCGCGATAACCTCGCAGCAGCGCGGAATGCGGGCATTAAAGCCCTGCACGATGCGGGTGGGCTTACTTGGGCATGGTTTGTAGACCCCGACGAGTGGTTCGATAAGCCACTGCACGATGCGCGGTCGATGCGACTCATGGCCGAGCAGTCCCGCTACGGGTTCCTTGTTCAAACGTGCAACTACCGTCGCGGAGAAGCGCCGAGCATCAGCGACAGCGTGCGCATGACGCGGCTGGACAAGGAAGGCATCATCCGCATGGATGGGCGTGTCCACGAAGGGTTCTCGGACGCTTGGAAGGCGCTGCAAGCCAAGGGCAAGCATCCTCGTTTGGTCTACGCGCCGTTCGTAGTGCAGCATCGAGGTATGTCGTTTACGCCTGAGCGTATGCGGCAGAAGCTCGACAAGTACGAGCGGTTGCTGCGGCTTGAATTGCAGGACCGTCCCGACAGCCCCGGTGCATGGGTTTCGCTGGGCTGGCACTACTTCAACGATGGTGCGCCCGACGAGGGCGTCGAGTGCTTCCGCCGAGCCGTGGACTGCGCCGGTCAAAGTTACTTGCCGTACCGTGAGCTTGCCTACTGGCATCTTCGTGAAGCGCAGAAGCTCGTCGCCGCGTCGATGGACCGGCTGGCTCCGTCGCACCAGTGGTACAAGGCTGGCAAAGACTTGCAGCGCGCACTGGTCGAGCACGTTCAACCGATGCAGCAGATTGCCCGTGACGAGAACCGTACCACCGAGCCTTTGCCAGCGTATACGTGGAAGTAGGCTATAGTTTGCAGGGGGCCTCATGCTTCGACTGAACAAGCGCTCACTGCAACGCTGCTTACGCGCGCTCGACCGTGTCAAAAAAACGGCTACGGTCGCAGCGTCTGCTGCTGCGCGAGATGGCGGTTCAGAGTTGTTTGCGGTCATTCAGCAGAACATGAGCCTTAAAGACCATACGCTTGCAGACCTCGCGGAGATGGACCATCCGTATGCGAAGCGGCATGGGTCGATCAAGATTCACAATACGGGCGGAAGCGGCCTACTGCATCCTGAGTTCCGCGTGCATACGCACAGCGGCAAGTTGCTGCGGTCGCTGAAGCGGCAGAGACTACAGCGCGAACCTGGTGCGCACACGTTTCGAATCTTCGCAGATGAAGCCGTGGCAGATTACGCGGCTTACGTCTTGAATCCAGAAGGAACGAAAAAAATGTTTGGCAGAAACGTGTTTGCGGACGCGGCTGCATCACCAGACACAAGGGCAAAGATTGATGTTGCCGTTATGAATGCGCTCAAAGGCCGGCTTGCGAAAGTTGGCGTCAGGGTGAAGTAATGCCTTCTGAAATTGGCGTGACCAAGCAACTCATTCGCCAGATGCTGTTGAACAACGCGGCTTTGCGCGCAGCGGTGAGCGGAAAGGTCTATCCTACGCACTTGCAGTCGTCGGAAACAGCGACGGTGTTGACGAACACGCCGATTATCATCGTGGAAACCATCGGCGGGTTTGCGCGCTACTTTAGCCGCTTGCAAGACGTAGTGTTTGACCTGTGGGTGTACTCGAAGAACAGCAGCGATGAGTGCGCGACGGTGTACGACTTGGCGTTTCCGATTTTGCAGCAGACGCGCATGAAGGTCGATAACATCGACATGATAGGGCTTTGCCGTGAACTCGACCGACCCGAAGGCGGTTGGAACGAGCAGGTTCATGCCTGGTATCTCAAAGGGCGCTGGACGCTCAAGGCGACGAGCTAGGGGGGCAGTATGCAGACCAATCCGGGGATAGCGATGTTCGGCTCGCCGCGTCAGACGAGCGTAATGTGTGCATCTTGCTCAGCCGTAGTGTATGAACTCAAGCCGTATGAAGGCGTGTATCCCCTACGGTCCGCGATGCGGGCGATGGGGAATACGAGTCGCGTAAAAGGAGTATGTAGATGCGGACACAAATACGAATTCCCGGTGACGCGACCGTAGACGCCCGCGACGTTCAAGCCAGCATCACGGCACGGGTCAAGTCGCTTGAGAGCGAGATTCAGCGGATGTCCGAGTTGCTGGCCTCGATGCAGACGGAAGACCCTGACGACGAGCGCAAGGGTCGTGCGATCTCGGACGCTGCTTGGAAGTGCAAGAAGTGTTCGTCGCTGCTTGGGTTCTATGATGTGCAGACCGATGTTCTTCGCATTCGGCACAAGGAGCACTCTGCGTATATCCGTGTGGGTGCGGGTGGATTCGTTCAAGTGATTTGCCGTGGATGCGGCGACATCAACACGCAAGAGTACGCGACACAGGACGAGGTCGAGCAGTCTCAGCGTAGCCGGCCGTCACCAAGGCGTGTGCCGAAGTAGCGTGGTTTAACCAACCGTGGTAGCGTTGTTCTACCAAGACGCCCGTGAGGCGCAGTTAACTCCAATTTTCTTGTGCAGCGGAGGTAGCTGTGGCTCTTAATATTCCGACCGTAAACCGCGATGATATCAGCTTCGGTCCTGCGGTAATGTACTTGGGTGCGGCGGGCGCGACCCCGACCGTGGACGTTGGCGCGATTTCGGAAGACGGCGTGACCGTCGAAATCACCTCGGAACAGCGCGACATCATGCAGGGCAACCCCCGCTTGATCGAGATGTCGTTCAATCAGCAGCAGTCGGTGATGATCCGCGTGACCAGCATCGAGTGGAACTACCAGAACATGCAGTACGTTCTCGGTGGGTCCATCAGCACGTCTTCGACCAGCGAGCGGTTCTCGTTTGGCGGCGAGCCGTGCCCCTCGGAAGTGGCGATTAAGATCGTTCACCAGATGTGCCGTACCGGCGACACCCTCAACGTCTATGTGTGGCGTGCGATGGGTGAAGGCGGTCTGACCATCCCATTCGGACAGGACGAGCACAGCTTTGAGCTTAGCTTCAAGGCGATGCGCGCAACGAACGACTGGGCCGGGAACACGCTGGCCGCCGACGCGCAGTTGCTTCAGATTCACCGCGAGCTTGCTCCGTAGTCTGTTCGCTAGAGCGCGCACTGATGCCGTCAGGGGTCAAACCTTGGCGGCATTCGTGTTTATGCGCTAGTATCTGCGGGCACAGAAGCCTTGGAGGCTCGCATGGCAGACGTAGAGAACACGCAACCTCAAGAATCCGTAGAACCCGCAAGCGCGAAGGCCGCAGCAGACGCTATCCGCGACCTGTTCGCAACGCTTGACCCTCCTGCGGAAATCGAAGTAACCAACGTATACGGTCGAGTTACCCGCGCTCGCAACGCCGTTGCTGCCCGCAATCAGATGCGCGCGATGCGTGAACTCGAGAAGCTCGCAGCCTTGGCGACGAGCCCCGATATGCAGGAACTCGCGCAAGGTGCGGGCGCTGGTGTGGGCGGTGTCGTTGGCTTCTTGGTGCGTGCCGCCATGCGCGAAGATGTGCTGGACATGCTCTGCACCGCGTTTGCAGAAGCGCATCCGGCGATTGTGGAAACGGCTCGCGCGGACGCCAAAGAAAACGGTGTAGCAGGTGCCGATAAACTGACCGTGGCTGACCTGTTCCCGGTCGAGGAGGTCGTTGCGGGACTCGTCCCTTTTTTGCTTCGGCTGATTCGGAAGGGAGTGACAGCGGTCAGCAGCCTGAGCAATCCAAGCCGCTAACGGCAGACGACATCGAAGAAACGCTGGGCACGCTCCTGTCTGCGGGGCATGACCTGGAGTCGCTGCTCGACCGCTACACGTTCCATCAAATCGGACTGATGGCGCGCTGTATCTTGCGCAGTCGAGCGGGGATGCTGAATGCCATTCTCGGCCCCGTAGTGGGTGCTACAAGCGGCGCGGACTGGAAGGGCCATAGTGTGGACGGGGGTAAGGCTCCGAAGGCTAGAAAGACCTCCACAGGTAAAAACCACCGCGTGTTCCAGATGGGTGACAAATCTTCTGACGAGTCAAAAGAGAATGGACTACTGAACGCCTTGTCACGCGCTGGTCTTCGTGTTGCGACAACAGGCAACAAGAACGGCGGATAACGCGATACACTAGCGCGTGACGGAGGCTCCTGTGGCGAACACCCTCGGTGAACTGATTTTCGACTTGGTGCTGAACGATGCGCCGTTCAACGCCGCGCTGAAGGCTGCACAAGAGCGAATGGATGATTTCTCCAAGAAGATGAAGGCTTCTGGAGCATCTCTATCGGGAGTCTTTAACTCTGCGAGGGAGTCTGTTGGCGATCTAAGCAATGTCACCAACGAGTACATCCGTTCCTCGAGGGGCTTAGAGAGGGTTGCTCTCTACAACGCCAAGGAGAATTCTGCGAAGGCTATCGACCTGTCGAGGCAGGAGACTTCTGAGAAAATCGCAAATGTGAAGAAGGCGCTCTCAGAGTATCAAGCGACAAAGCGCCTTGAGGTATCGGCTGAGCTTCAGAAAAATGCGCTGATTCTCCAAGAACAGAGAAAACTGACAGCATTTGCGATTACTGAAGACCGGCTCAACGCATCGCTGAAGCTCGCGCAGTTCAAACTTTTGGAGTCTGACAAGCGCAAAGTCATCGCAGAAGAGCGAAGGGCCGCCATTGCCGCAGAGCGCGCGGATGCTCGGCGCAAGGAGAATGAGGCCCGCGCAGCTATTCGTGCAAGCAGAGAGGCAGAGCGCGCCGCTCAAACGGCTAGGATTAAAAACCAGCAGGCCATTGATGACCTGACCAGCAGGACAGCCATCGCGGAAGGTGCCGTAATTAGCGCCATGAAGGCTACTGCGGCGTCTGTTGTAGCTGTTGGCGGTGCCATCACGTTCCTGGGCGCTCGCCTCGAGAACACGCTGAACCAAGTCGCCATCATTGGCGGTGGTGGTTTAGAGGAATTGACCTCTGCCGCAAAGCGATTTGGATCTGAAACTGAGTTTTCGGCACAAAAGGCTGCTGATGCGATGTTGTACTTCGCTCAGGCTGGCTTCGAGGCAGAACAGAATATTGCGGCCACGGAGTCTGCGATTGCTCTAGCCAGTGCGTCAGGGTCTGATTTAGCTCAGACGACTCAAGTAGTATCAAACACGATTACGCAGTTTGGTCTACAGGCTTCTGATTCGGAGCGAATCGCAAACACCTTCGCCTATGCGCTCAATGCGTCCAAATTGGGCATGGACGACTTGTCGGTGTCCATGCGATACGCGGGCACAGTCGGTGCTGGCTTTGGATTTACGCTTGAGGAGACTTCTGCGGCTATCATCCAGCTTGCTGACCTTGGCTTAAGGGGCTCTAAGTCAGGTACTGTTTTTAGGTCAGCCATGAGCCAAGCAGCAAACGCTACAGGTGCTGCTGAGAAGGCTCTAAACAAGTATGGGCTAACGCAAGAAGACATCAATCCGCAGACGCAAAAGTTTGCTGGCATTCTCAAGGTAGTCGCAGAAAACAATATTGAAGTCTCCGATGCTTTGAAGATTTTTGGTGATGAAGCTGGCGCTAACATTGTTCAACTGGCGCGAAACAACAAGGCGTTTGACGAGGGCACGCGAGCGGGACTGTCCTACACCAAGGCTCTAAAGGGTATCGCAGAGGCGCAGCGATCTAATTTGGCCGCCGCAACAGCAGAAGAAGTGAGTAAGACAGTTTTCCGTCAGTTTTTGCGTCTTACGTCTGTCATCTCAAATTTTGCTGACGATATCTACAACACCTATTCGCGACAGCTTTTAGGTTTGATTGAAGAAGCGATTCTGCTTACGAACGAAGTCGCACAGCAGTTCGGCATTGCTACGTCAATAATCAACGGAGGATTTGGTCCTGCGCTTGAAGGTTTGACCGACTTTATTCGCAACAACCGGACAGAGATTGCTGCGTTTACGGTGTCTGCGATTCAGACCTTCTCGTCGCTTGCAGGCCAAGTAGTTCAACTCGGACCAGCGTTCTATACGGTTGTTCAAGGTATTGCGCAGGTTTTCACTGTCATCGAAAAGTTGAATGGTGCGGTTATCACGCTGCTCCCGATGTTCGACAACTTGCTCGACCTGATGATTTCGGTATGGGCGGTAAATCGCGTCTATCTCTTTGTGACTGCTATTCAGGGTGCAATTACGGCACTGCAAGGCTTCTCGACAGCAGCAAGCACCGCCAAGATTAGCGCAGAGTTGCTTGCTGGTGGATGGGTCAAGACCGTAGCCGTGCTGGCGACACTGGCTGTGGCGCTGACTGGCTACATCGCTTTGACCGCAGAGAGCGAGGAGGCAACTCGTCGGCTTGCAGACGCTCAGGAACGGCAACGGCTTATTGCTGAAGGCGAGTCTGACGCCGAGATAGCGCGCGTAAACGGTATACTGGCGCTTCAGAAAGAGCGTGCGCTTGGCGAGATTGCTTCGGGTAAGGAGATTGATGCCCAGCGTCGTCGCGAGATTGACACTATCCTTGAGCTTGACGCGGCCGGCGCGCTTCTCATGCTTCAGAAGGGCAAGCTCATCGAACTTGACGGTGAACTGCGAACGGCTGCGTCTTTGTACGAGCAGGCGCTGAACGAGGCGTCGTTCGAGAAGTTGACCGTAGCCTACCGCCGTGCAGGGAACGAGGCCGAGGCGCTTAAGAACCGCATCGAGGCGCTTCGGGCAAAGGTCGAAGAGTACAGCAATCTGCGCGGTCAGGTCAGCGAAGAAACCGCTGGCGCAGCGATTAGTGCGGGAACGGGCGAGAACGTGCGGTCGCTTGAGGAGGCGCAGGCGCTCCTGGTTCGACTGACGAAGCAGTACGAGCAGCGAAAGACTGCGCTTGTTTCGTTCCGCGCGGAAGCGGTGCTGGCTGAAGACGAGGTGCGGAAGTCCACGCTCGGGACTGCGGACGCGACTAGGAACTTTGCAACGGCCACCAAGGACGCAAAGGCATCGCAAGACCTGCTTAATCAAAGTCTGATCCAGTTCCAGCAGATTCTTTCCGATGCGTCGAACCGATATCAAGAGGTCACAACTGCCTTCCGTCAGGCGGCAATGACCGAGGGCGAGATCGAGGCAGAGCGACTTCAGCAGAGGATTGAGTCGGACAACGCCATCTACGATGCGGCGATGATTGCTGCGGCTGCGCTTGGCGACTCAACGATTGATTGGGAGCAGCGCAGGCTTGAGTCGGAAGCGATGCTTCGAGCGACCTATGCGACTAGGTCGATGCAGGAAGCGCGCAAGCTCGCCCAAGATAAGCAGCGTCTGTTGGCCGAAGAGACGCAGACCGAGGAGGAGCTTCGGCTTGCTCGGCACGAAGCCGAGTTGCAGGGCGTCAATGAAGCATTTGATGCGCTGGTCGCTCTCCACGAAGGCCAAACCATTATTCTCAAGGGCCTAGAGGAGCAGCGCGGAGAAGCACTCAAGGCTGTTCGCGAGCGGTACGAAGCAGAAGTAAAGAAAGCTGCTGCGGAGGCGTTGCCGGAACCGATTCCGCCAGCCGAAGTTCCCGTGTCGGTAGACTCTGCCGGCAAGGTCGATTCCTTCGTCAAGAAGTTCATTGGAGGTATTGAACGGGCTAAGAAGGCAATCGCGCAGCTTCGTGTTGGCGTTGCTCTTATCGGAAAGGCGTTCCAAACCGTTCTTGGTATTGTCACCTCGATTTCTGGCTTCTCGTTTAACATCCTCAGCATGATTCAAAACATGGTGACCGACATCTTCTACGCGCAGGAGCGCGCTGCGGATGAGGCTGCTAGGCGAGCCGCTGAGGCCGGATTTGACCCAGAGGCTGCTCGTCGCAGGGCGATGGTAGCCAACGACCCGAAAGTCCTAGCGCGACAGCAGGTGAACGAGCTTGCCGACAGAGCAGTGAGCATTGCGGAAATCTTCGCACAAGCGATTGGCCCGATTCTGAATACCCTGGCCAAGCGCTTGCCGGATATCATCTTTGCCGTTGCTGATGCGATCCCAAGCATCGTGACTGCGCTTTCCAACAATCTCGGACCCATCGTTAGCGCTCTGCTGACCTCGCTGACGGACCTTGTATTGGTCATTGTTGATCAGATTCCCGACATCGTCATGGTCTTGGTCGAAACGCTGGCTACAGAAATTCTTCCTCGCCTGCCCGAAATCGGAATGAAGCTCTCCACAGCCATTGTGGACATGCTGTTTGTCGATCTGCTGGACAGGCTTCCTGAGATTATTATTGCGCTATCCACCGGATTTATTGAGAATTTCTTTAACATGCTTTCCAACATGCCTAAGATTCTCAAAAGCATCGTTCTCGGAGTGTTTAACCTAATAAAAGCGTTACTTTTTAAAGTCCCTGTGTTGATTGTTGAACTCGCAGTGAACTTTGCAAATCACTTTGTGGCGGGCGTTACGCGATTTGTGCGGCAGATTGGCGAAGGAATCGCCAACGCTGTTGCCAACTTCTTCGGTATCGACCCTCAAGAGCGTCAAGCGCGCCGCGAAGAGCGTCAGGCTCGCCGTGAGGAGCGTAGGTCTAACCGCGCGGCCTACTCGGGCATTGACTACGTGCCCGCGACGATGCGCGCTACCTTGCATCAAGGTGAAGCGGTCATCCCGGCCGACCGCAACATGCAACGCTTCAAAACAGCGGCACCGGCCCCAGCGGGATATGCCCAGAACTTCGGCGGCGGTCCTGCGGCTGCGCCTAGCAAGGTCGAGGTCGCGGTCATCGCTGAGGGACGGCTGCTCGAGGCGGTACAACTGACCGCGCAATCTATGGGTCGTGCCAACGGAATGAACAAGAAGATTCGACGGGCGGCTGGCGTGCAGGTAGGCTTCTTCCGGGGCCAGTTCAACCCGTTCTCGGTGTGAGGTAGCGATGTCGAGCGGATGCGTCAACAGACCGGCAAGGTTCTTCATCATCCCCGACCCCGTTACGCCCTTCTGCGTTAGCGCAACGTCACAGGCTGGACCGAATCCGGGGATGACTACGACAAATTCCCCTGGACGGCTTATTCCGATTCAGTCGGGCGACGATTTGTCGGATAACGCTCAAGCGGAGTATGAATACACCCTAGTCCGAGCCGGCGGCGTCAATAGCGCTGAGTTCGTATGGAAAGACGACGAAGATATCTATTGGGGAAAAGACGATGTGCGGCACTGGTGGGGCCACCATGACCCTCTAGGCTCTACGGCAGTCCATCAGAGCTTTGCGACCGTCTACTCTAAGGTCAACCGTAAGCTGTACTACATCGTGCAACGCGCCACCAACACCTGCTACGTTTACTCACGCGGGCTAGAGGATGACGCATACGATGCGTGGACTTCACGCTTCTTCTCATTTCCCGGCGTTGATACTGGCGACCATGCCTTTGCCGCGTGTGAACTAAGCGATGGAAGCATTCTGCTTATCGTTCGCATGTCAAATGGGACGCTGAACGCCTATCGGGCGACAGACCCCAGCCAACCTACAGGGACTTTTGCGCTGGTGTGCGAGCGCATTGAGTCGCAGTCCCTTGGCCCCGGCGGCGTGCTGGCCTATGTGAACAACGCTCAAATCCGTGTAGCGAGCAGCGGGGATTGGGTCCGAATTGTTGCGCCAACTCAGCTTTCTGGCTCCGACCCGTACAAGACCGCACTACCTACGACTTTTGTAAGCGCTGACCGTGGAGCGACATGGCAACTCGTATCGACACCAGATGCTTACCTGCGAGCAACCGTTTCTGCGACGGACGTGGTCCCTTTCGATATTATCGGTCTTGGGTCCACCGGCAGGTTTTTGCTTGTTGGCGTAAATGGCTTTTTGAATACAGACGGAAGCAGACGGCAACTCGCAATCGTCACAGCAACCGCAGACAGTATCTGGACGAGCCAAGGTAGTTACAAGACGTTTGACTACTACGTGATGAGCATCGCCCTAGCAGCAAACGATAAGTACGTAGATATGTTTGTTTATCTGTCCGACTGGTCTTTGCTTGATAACAAAGAAGGCTGGACAATGGGCAGGGGCGAGCTTTCCGACATCACGAACATTACGGGTAGCGGGAGTACGGCTTGGAAATGGCTTGGATACCCAGTAGGCGGGTATGAGGCCGCCGAGTGGACTCCCTCAAGAGCCAAAGTCATATGGGCCGACGAATATCTGTACTTTGCTCATGGGCTTCGTCAAGAAGTTACGGGAAATGAGCAAGTTGGAAACATTGTTTTCTACGCTGGACAGTGGACACGCAGGAGCATTGGAAAGTACGGCCCATCGCAAAATCTGGATGGCCTAAGCGGGCCAGGGTGGGACAAGCAGTGGAACGTGTCCTACGGACGACCTAACGCAGGCGGCGATAGCACTTGGGGCGAAACCTATTCTGGAACGCAGCCTGTAGCCTCCTCACAGTTCCTAACCATTACGACCGCAGCGACAGTCGCCTACTACACCAGCTACGGCATCGACTCGGTCACTGGTCCGACCGCTTGGTACACCATCGGCGGTTGCTGGCGATGGGTGTGCAAGCTCGGATCTTTAAGCACAGGCAACGTATTCCGCGTTGTAGCAAGCGATGGTACGAACCGAAGAATGGTCGAAGTCCGCATGGGCTCAGGCGCAAGCATCATTGACCTGGTCACAGGCGCGTCCCTTGGCAACGTTGCGCTGTCACTGCTCTCAGACTTCCATGAGTTCCGGCTTACGATTACGACGAATCAAGTAAGGCTTTCTGTCTATAGGGCTTCGCTTGCCATTTGGTATGATATCGGTCCATTTACACTGGCATCACAGGCAGACCCGTTCGCCCAAAGCTACATGCAATTTGGTCATATCAATTCCTCCACTACGACTTCTTACTGGCGCGAGGTTCAATTCACCGTCGATGGCGACACCATGAATCAAGCTAGAACGACGTGGGACAAGGATTCGCTCTTTGGTGCGCTCTGCACCGCAGAGCCACAGCATGTAGAAAGCGGCCTGTATGTAGGATGGGCCGGGGCTGGCGGATACCTAGACGACGTTTGGACAGGCCAACTTTCATACACCTATCCGAAAGAAGCGGTATTTGTTGACTCGCCTCGCATTGGGTGGAAAACGGCTGGCAGCGATCCCTTGGTAAACCAAGAAATGATTGTTCGTGCAGGACCGTCAGACGCCACCTCCGACAACTTCTATACGTTCGTTCACGATGCCATCGCCGTTTTCGGTACAAACAACCGCTACGTGCATGTATCCTACGACGACACGGAGTCGTTCTCCTCGCCCACATCGACAGTCATCATCGACTGCACGCTCTTTGGGGGGCAGACCTTCACTGTCGCGAGTGCAAACCGCGATACCATCACGCTGACGGGCAGCACATTCCCTTGGTCGCGTGGTGACCTTGTCGGTTGCTATGTGGAGAAGGTCGCACTTGCTGCCAAATCGGCGAAGATTACTCGGCACCTCGCCAACAATGTCCTTCAACTCGACTCCATCAATGGAGATGCAGTAAGCTACGGATTCGCGGTCGGCTCAAGCGTCATCATCTATGCACCCTATGGTTTCGTAACCTTCGCGGAGGTCAACGAGCGCTTTATGCGCATCCGCGTTCCGTTCTGGTCTGCTGTATCTGAAGGATACTATACAGTCGGAACCGTCGTCGCTGGCACGAAGTTCGACATCGACGTACCGATGGATTGGGCGCATACCGACGACGAGCAGCCTAACGTGACGACCTACCGCACGAAGTCGG